TTGAGTGAAGCTTGTCTAAAATTACCAGCACGAGCTTTTCCATCAGCATCAGTAACTTTACCTTTACTCTTATTAGCATATACTGATGTTTTATCACCATTTGATGCTATCTTATCTAATAAAGTAGCAGGAATATTTGGAGATACTCTTAATCCAGGAAAATTAGTCGGATTAAATTTAGAATTTGTTTTAGTTGATAACTTTAAAAAATTAGGGATATTTTTAGAAGCATTATCTAAACTAGCTTTTAATTTAGTAAAATTAACTCCTGTTTTATCTTTATTAGATGCTATAAAATTAAAAAATGAACCGTTAGTTCCATTAGATAAATTAAATGTTTCAATAGTACCAGCTGAAGAGAGGCCAAAAGGATTATTGGTATTGGAACCAGTAGTTTTTCCAAATATTGATTTTGTTTTAGTACTAATTTCAAAATCAGTAGTTTTTCTGATTAGGATAGTAGGAATAGTAGTACTATTATAATTTTTATTTTTAGCTGCATCTATTTTAGCAGCATCTTCAGTAAATATTCTTCTTAATATAGTAGTATTACCTATACCATATACTGATTGGGCACCACCTATATATCTATCTATTGTTAATTCACCATTAGCATTAAGAAAACCTACTGGTTTAGGTTTTGATGCGGTGCCTGTGGCTAATGAAAATAAACCAGCTATGACTTGGCCAGCTGCTCTTCTTTGAGCATTAGTAAAGAATTGAGGGTTAGCACTTGATGTCATATCACCAAGTCTAAATGTACCTTTTAATCCTACTAATCTATTATTTGCTCCTAAAGTATTAGGAGCATCATTATTTTGAACAACGGCTAAATACTTGGTACTATCATCCATTCTAGGAAGAAGACCATGTCTTATTATATGTTGTCCAAATGCATTAAGTGGAACTTGAGCTAATGTGTTTATACCTAAATTATAGATACGAGTAGGACCAACAGCATTTACTATTTTATTTGCTGTATTAGCAATAACATTTCCTACATTACGTAAAAATCCTTGCCCGGCTGTTGGTAAACTAGTATTAAGTTTTTTAGCTTCTAATTTAGGATTAGCTAATTGTAATCCTACTTGTTTAGCAATAAACAATGGACCTTTTGGAAAATCTGTAAGGAATTTTCCTATACGAAGTGTATCAACAATTGAAGCATTAGCAGCGCCCACAACACCTCCCCTAACTAAACCGTCATCGAATTTAGTCATTCGGAATCTATTAAATCCACTATCAACTTTATTTATATCTACTTGCTGATAGGGTTGTCCGCTGTTGCCTCCACCAGGTTGATCTTGTCCGTACTTAAGTGATTTTAAGTTTGTTTTTAAATCAAGTAGGGGCATTTATATATTATTAATAACGTCCTTCTGTAGGGCCCAAATCTCTGTAACGTTGACCAGCTTTAGATTTATAAGCGCTAGATACAACACCCACCGGTTTTAATTTAGGGGCGTTTACATCTAATTCATCCAATTGAGATGGTTGAGGGATTATACCTGCATTTCCGTTACTTGATACCCACCTTACTGATGGAGTACCATCAACTGAATACACGTTATGTAAAGCAGCAGCTGGATTTACATCGAATGTTGCTGGTCTTACTCCTTTCAACCCTAATGGAGAGTTTGGTAATTTGTCTAATATTGCCATAGTTTTAATGTTTGATATAAATATTAAATAGAATTGTTTGCTTGCAATTGTCTTGCAGTAATTTCGCGGCTATCCATATAAAGTTTTACTGGGCGATTTTGTAGGTTAGTTACTGCTGCTTTAACTTCGTTAATAGCATTAACCATTGGGGTAAGATCAATTCCGCCAGCATTTATTGTTGGTGCTTCTATACCTTTTTCTTTTCCTCCTTCTACTATTGTATTAGTTATTGTTTCATTTGTTGTTTTAATAGGAGTAGGAATAGGAGTAGGAACAGGAGTTGGTGCAAAACCTGTCTCATTTGTTTTCTCAACAGGGGAAGAAAAGAAATCAGTAATATTACTAAAAATAGACTTAGACGATTTATTAGATTCAAATTCACTTAATGATTCTAATTTAGATACATCAATTGTAGTAAGCGCTGCTGATACTCCCATTAGCGCTATTGCTATACTTTGAAGAGCACTAGATGCCGTTTGTAATCCATCACTTGTAGCAGCTAAACGCTCTAATTTTTCTATTGGATCACCAGCAAAAAGTGAACTAATAGAATCTATAGCATTCCCTACTCCTAATGATGCTAATCCAATTCCTATCTTTGTTATAGCAGGTCCAATAGCATCTAATTTAGATAAGTCTAATGATGATAAGGAAGTATTTAATTGTGTTATAGATGATACTACTGTTTGAAAAACAGAAGGAAGATCTTTAAGTCTATCTCCAATAGCAGCTAAACGTTCTAATTTTTCTATTGGATCACCTGTAAGAAGTGAACCAAGAGCATCTCCAATTCCACCACCACTTAATGACTTTAATCCTTCTCCTATCATCATAAGAGCAGGACCTATAAAGAATAACTTAGATACATCTAACGATGCTAGAGAAGCATTTAATTGGGCAATTGCTGCACTAGTAGTTTGAAGAGCAGTTGATGTTTGTTGTAAACCCTCACCTGATGCTGCTATAGCTGCTATTTTTTCTGCTGGGTCTCCAGCAAAAAATGACCCTATTGCATCTATAACATTACCAGCACCTAGTGCAGCTAATCCAGCTCCTACCCCCATTAAGGCAGGACCTATTGCTAATAGTTTTACTACATCTACATCTTGTAATGAACCGAATATAGTAGCTATTCCATTAGCAGCTGCTGTAACTACTGTTGCTATACCTCCAAATACTTTAGTTATTACATTACCAAATGCTTCTACTAATGGAACAAATTTTTCAATAGTAGGAGCCATTATATTTAAAGCAAGTGCAAATGGTATTAAAGCAGTACCTAAAGCCGCTATTCCAATAGCTCCCATTAACATTAATGGTAAGAAAGAACCAAATGCAGCTCCTGCTATTCCTAGTCCAACTAAAGCAACACCTGCTTTAGCCATGTCTTCCCAACTAATATCGGTAAACATTTTTAATGCTATCGCTGTTGGGATAAGTGAGACACCTAATACCCCAATAGCTAAGGCACCTTTTAACATTGATTCAGATGCTTTGCCTAGGACATATCCTATAGCTGCTAGTCCTCCTAAAGCAACACCAGCTTTAGCCATACTTTCCCATTCAACATCTCCAAACATATTAATAGCGTATGCTGCTGGAATAAGTGAAGCTCCTAGTAGAGCTATAGCAGCTGCTGCTTTAATTATAGTACCATATGAAACTTTATCAAAAAATCCTTCTATACCTTTAGCTATACCTACCATTGATTTCTCAAACTTATCTCCATCAACTAATGAAATTAATTTAGCTGCTAATACTCCCGGTATCATTGCTGTAAGACCTATACCTGCTAATATCATAGCTACGGATCCTCCTAATACTTTAGCTGAAGCAAAAGACTCAATGCCATATGCTATCCCATACATTGATTCTTCAAATTTTTCCCCATTAATAAGGGAAATCAATTTAGCACCAACAGCACCCGGTATCATCGCAGTAAGACCAACTGCAGCAACAACCATAGCACCAGCACCTATTAATACTTTTCCTGTGCCAAATGCTGCAATTCCATTAGCAATTCCTTTTACTGAGTTTTCAAATTTTTCTCCATCAACAAGAGAAATAAGTTTAGCACCAATTGCACCAGGAATCATTGCTGTAAGGCCTACTGCTGCTAATATCATTGATAATGAACCAATTGCTACTTTAGCTGAGGCGAATGATTCAATACCATATGATAATCCATACATTGATTCTTCAAATTTCTCTCCATCAACTAAGGAAATCATTTTAGCACCTATAGCACCAGGTATCATCGCAGTAAGACCAACTGCTGCTAATATCATAGCTCCAGCACCCAGTAATATTTTTCCTGTACCAAAAGCTTCAATCCCATTAGCAAGTCCTGTCATTGTTTTTTGGAATGCCTTTCCATCAACTAAGGAAATCATTTTAGCACCTATAGCACCAGGAATCATTGCTGTAAGGCCAAGAGACGCTACTATTAAATTAAGTGATCCAAAAAGTAAATTTCTATTTCCAAAAGCTTCAATTCCTTTAGCAATTCCTTTCATTGTTTTTTGAAATGCATCTCCATCAACTAAAGAAATCATCTTTGCACCTATAACTCCGGGTATCATTGCTGTGAGACCAATAGAAGCGGCTATTAAATTAAGCGATCCAAAAACCAAATTTTTGTTTCCAAAAGCTTCAATTCCTTTAGCAATTCCTTTCATTGTTTTGTGGAATGTATCTCCATCAATGAGAGAAATTAACTTAGCACCAATTGCACCCGGTATCATTGCTGTAAGACCGACTGAAGCTACTATTAAGTTTCCAACTCCAGCAAATACATTTTTATCACCTAAATAAGTAATTCCTTTAGCAATTCCTTTCATTGTCTTCTGGAAGGCATCCCCATCAACAAGAGATATTAGTTTAGCTCCTATTGCTCCTGGTATCATTGCTGTGAGACCAACCGAGGCTACTACTAGATTTCCAACACCAGCAAATAAATTCTTATCACCTAGATATTTAATACCTTTAGCAATTCCTTTCATTGCCTTTTCAAATGAATCTCCATCAACATTAGAGATCATTTTAGCTCCAACCGCTCCAGGAATCATTGCTGTAAGACCAAGTGCTGAGGGGATTAAATTTAATGCACCTAGCAACACTTTTGTATTAGCAAAAGATTTAATACCTCTTGCTATATTTTGTAATTTTTTTCTTATATTTGTTCCATCATCACTAGGCTTCATGTTATTAGCACCCTGCATAGTGTTTTGTGTCTGTTGATTAATATTATTAGAAATATTACCTGCTGGAGAAGCGGGTGGGACCGTTGGGGGTGTAGGTGCTGGGCCCGGGACTGGTGGTTTATTTCCTCCAAACAAACTAGTTATACCAGACATTGCTGATTTTCCCATACCAATGAGTGATTTTCCTACATTAAGAATAGATCCTCCTATTCCAGCAAGTCCACTTGATATTTGAGGAAGTAATATTGCTACTGCAGTTAATCCCATAGCCCACTGTCCAAACCCTGAGGAGGCAACATCAGATAGAAGTTCGGCTGTTTTAGCTATAATATCAAAGAAAAATTTAACAACAGGGTTGCCAAATATTTTCATTACAAACTCAACCATATTAGCAAGAGCATCTAATAATTGTCCTACAGGACCTGCTACTAAATTACCAAATATATCTTGTAATTTAACTATAGCATCTTGAAATTTTTGTTGTGCTGTTCTTTGTTGTTCTTGTTTCTTAAGATATTCATCAACAGATAATCCCTGTCGTTCCATATCTTCTAATTGCTCTTTATTTAATTGAGCTGCTTTATCACCATATCTATTAATAGCTTCTTGTTTCATTAACATTTCAGCCATTTCATCTCTACTCAAACCAAAAGCTTCAGCTAGTGATCTTTGAGCAAGTACGTTCATATTTTGATAGTCCTCTAAAGAACCAACCTGATCAGCTATTTCTCTGGTTAGAGTTAACTGGTCACCGGATAAAGCAGCAGCACGTGCTCTTTCCATGTTTAATTCTTTACCAGTTAATAATTCAGCCTTTAATTCGTTTTCAATTGATGATTCCCATTGTAATAATGACTCACCAACTTTATCTATTTGATCTAGTGTTAATCCTAATTTTTTAGCTTGTACAACAGCTTCACCTAATGCTTTAGGATTACCTTGGAACTTAACTAATATACCCGCACTTAATTTAGCTACATCTTGTAATATCTCTTTGCTATCAAAATGGGTACCTGTTGATTGTTGAGCATAAAATGCTGCTTCTCTTATACTATCTGCGTAGTCTTCAGTAGGTATTCCTGCTGCTTTAGAAGCTAAAGCTAACTTACCCGCTTCTTGTGCTGTTAATCCTGTTAATTCAGTTAACTTAGAGAATGTAGCTAATTCTTCATTGCTAAATCTAACAGCAATACCTAATTCTTTAGATAATTCAGATTGGGCTTTTAATAAACGATCAGTATTAATAAAAGTGTCACCAGTACCTCTAGCAAATTGAGCCATATCTTGGCGCATATTCTCAGCTGCCCTAGCACTAACACCAAATGATTTTCCTAATTCAACTACTTGAGAGTTAGCTTTAAATCCAATATCAACAAGAGTAGTTAATAATACAACGGGATCTTTAAATGCTTTAAGAAGACCCTCTCCCATTCCTTTTACTAATACCCCTAATGATCTAAATTTATTACCTAATCTATCAACAGAAGCAATAGCATCTTTTTTAATTTGAGCTTCTTTTTCATCTAAAGCAACTAGATCTTGTTTTGTTTGTAATTCATTAGCAGTAAGATCATTTTGTTTTTGTTGAAGTTTGGTTTGAATATTAACACTTCTATTAGCTAATCCTTGAACTCTAATAATATCTTTTCTAAGATCACTTTCTTCTTGAGTTAATTTATTAATTTCATTTTGATCTGTTATCTGTCCACTAGTTAATTTATTGTGTATTTCTGCTAATCTAAGATTATGTTCATGTATAATTTGAGCAGCATTTCGCGCTTCATGATCTGCTTTAGCAAGTTGAGTAACTTGGATTTGTAGCCTTAGATTTTTCTGGAGTACTTTGGTTCTATCCTCTTCAACTTGTTTTATAGCATCAATAGTTGCTTTGCTTTTTAATGCTCCATCTATTAAATTATGATTATATTCTTTAACAGAATCAATTGCCTCATTTACATTTAAAAATTGAGCTAAAGAACCACCATATTTAGAAACCACTTCAGCAGCGGCCATTGCTAGTCCCCCTAAATCTTTTCTTACAGTATATATTTGTTTAGAAATATCATATTCACGTTGTAGAATAGGTATTCCATTTTCTATAGCATCATTTGCTGCTTCTAATAATGCCTTTTCTTTTTCTAACTCGTCTTTTAATTTTTTCTGAGCTAGGGTTAGTTTGTTTTTGCTTTGTAGATGGTTAAGTAGGCCTTGTTGTTGATACTTAAATTCTCCTGTTATTGCATCTTCTTTTCCTAATCTCTCCCTAATACCAACTAATTCTTCTCTTCCCTTTTTAATTTTTTCTTGCTGTAATTTAAACTGTTTTTCAGTTTGATCAGAAATACCTTTTTGGAAATAGTTTAAATCAGAAGCAATATTAGCTAGATTTTTAAAAGCAGACTTACCTATATTAAGCTGAGCATTTTGGCCTTTTAATTCAGCTAAAGTCTCTTGAAATCCTTGAGTTAGAGAATCAGTATAACGAACAGTTTCATCTAAATATTTATTAAGTCTTTCAATTTCTTTATTTAAAGTACCTGAAGACCTGGCAGCATCTGCTTTGTTTTTGGCTTGTGCAAATGTTAAATCATCTGCTGTCTGCAGTAAATCAATATATTTTTGATAAAGTATATTTAATTGTGCTTGGTCTTGAGGATCTACATTCGTATTCGTCGCCATAATTTGATTTGATATCGATATGGTATAAATATAGAAGGCGCCTATTTTTTAGGCGCCTTAGTTGTATATGTTGGTTGTTTACTAGTAGATGGAGGAGATATATTAGGTCTATTTACCCCACCATTACCATTATTTTTCAACATATTATTATGTTTTTCAGCTTCTTCTCGTTCTTTATCATAAAATTCTTTAATTTTTTCAAATGTAAAACGACGAAGCCAAATAGGCATGTTGTATATAGTATCCCAATCATATCCTCCCTTACCATGAAATACAATTTCATGTATTTGAGAGAATAAATATAATCTATACTCCGGCGTCAGGCCAAAAAAAGTTAATCGAGATAGGAATGTTTATGCCCTCCCCTACATAATCCATTTCTTGAGGATAATATTTCAAATTGATATCTGGAGACACTTTGTTGTAATACTCACGTATTGATCTAGCATCTTTTGCAATAAGATAGTTATCAACAAAATCACGGATATCTTTTTGTTCACGTTTACCCTCAACGGATGTAATCATGTATTTTAGACGAGTAGTAACATCTGTAGTATTGTTAGGATTAATTTTTTGCAATCCTTTAATTTCAGCTTCAATTTTTTGTTCATCACCGTGTGTTAGTATTTTAAAAGTAATACTATTACCCGAATGAGGAAGAGTAAATGCAAATTCATTTGCCCCCGGTTTGAATAGTTTTTCATCTATTTCTTTATCTTCTAGTAAAGATAAATCTACGGTATATTCTTTTCCTCCATAATTAAAAGTATATTCTTTACCATAACCTAAAACACGAGCTGCAATCAAAATTGCATTTTTATCACCAACTAACAATTCATTATAATCAATTGGTGTAACAATCAATGCTTGAAGTAGTTTATCAATTACAGTTCCTTGGCGGATATAATTAACATTAGTAAGAATATCTTCATGTTTTGCAGTCATGTAAGACATTTCAATTTGTCCTTTTGCTAAGGGAGATGTTGAAGGATAAAGCAAACCTTTTGAAGGTAATGAAACCAATTCGGTTGGAATTTTTAATTCTGCCATATAACGTTTTATTTATTTTATATATATAAATATACAAAAAGAAAAGACGTTTGCCAAAGCAAACGCCTTTTTTGAGAAGAGTATGGAGAATGGTTAGAAGTTCAATACACAGTAATCCATAGCGATTGTTACAGATAGAGTAACTGCAGCTTCTGCACTCCAATCGTATTCACCGAAAGTAGCGGTTTTGCAATAAGCACCTTTAACAATCCACTCACCTACGATATCACCTACAGGGCCAAGGATGTTTAATGTTATATCTTTCTTATAAAAGTCAGAATAACCATCACGGCCTGTTACTGATTCGTGTGCTAAACGGGCCCATTCCATTACGGCTTGTCCACCAGATGGAGTTACAGGATCGTATAATTCTAAAGTCATGTCGTTCCACTTCACTTTACCTTTTACTTTACGGTAAACGTTGATGTGGTCTAATATAATTTCACCAGCTTCAAATCCAGGAGCAGATGCTTTTTTAATCAAATATGAAGGAATACCATCAAGATACATGATAAAGCGATTCTGAACTTTAGGTTCAAAAGCTGTGAACATTATTTCGTTTGCGTCTAATACTGCCATTTTATATTAATTTTTATTGCTGTTAATAAATATTAAGCAACTACATCCCCTATGCAGGGAATGTAGCGCCAGTTGGTAATACGTTGAAATTCAATATAATAAATTCAGCAGTCTTAGTTGGTTGAATGTAGATCTGACCTACCAATTGGTTACGATCAATTACATCAGCCGTGTTATTAGTATCGTCCATTACTACCTTGTAAGCATACAAACCTTGACGTTGTACTACTGATTCAAGATATGGGTTAACTTGAGACAAGAATCTATTACGAGTTACATTGGTATTTTGTTCAAATACTAAGTTATTAGCTACTTGACCAATATATCCTTTAAGAGCAATCAACAAACGACGTACGTTTACGCGATCGAGAGCGGTTGGCTTTTTCTGTAATGTTTTCTGACCAAATACTACAACACCTTCACCAGGGAATGTAGCTAATGGATTAACACTTACAGTGTATAATTGATCACGATCAGCCTGAGTTAATTTACGTTCAGCACGCAATACTGAAGGAACACCACCACGGTTTAAACCTGCAGGAGCAAACCATTCAGCACCTACTTGGTCGTTGAATGCTAATACACCACCAACTACAGTTGAAGCTGGAGCCCAAACTGATTTTCCTATTGCACTAGAGTATAATTGAACCCAAGGCCAATATGTTGCGGCATAGTTACTAGATTGAGCAGAAGCAGCAGCAACGGCAGCTGAAATTGTAGCACCATATAATTTAGTATCTACAACAGCAAATGCATCACCACGACCTTCACAAGTTGAAATCAAAGTTGCAGAAGCAGCATTATCAAGAGTAACACCAGGAGCTAACAATACATTGAATTGATATTCATCGCTGTTTGTCAACAAACCAAAAGCTCTGTTGTAATCAGCAGCTGCAAATCCTTGTACGTTAGTTGCTGTAATATTTTCATTCATCAACTTAGCAGCACTTGTATCAGCAACACCACCAGTAAATGCACCACCTATTGAACCACTTCCTAAATTAGGTAAGCTACCACTATATTGTGTTGCTTTGTAAAGACCATTGTTATCAATAGAATCTACTTGTGGAGTAGTTACAGATTTAACACGTACATATCTTGAAGCATTAGCATAAGAACCAGTATAATTAATAACTGGGTTGCCATCGCTATCAGTTCCGTAAACTGGTTTAAGATCACCAATTACGCGAGAAATGTAGTTTGATTGAGCTGGGTCAAGAGAAATGTTAGGCCAAGATTCGAGATAGTTAGGTTGAGCAGCATTATCATTACCAGCACGAATTGCTAATGAAAAAACACCACTTCCTGTGTTTACATTGGTAATTTCCCAACGAACATTATCTGCAGTACCATTGGTTAATGCCCCAGAACTCATACTACCACTATTATTCATTTGATCACCCCACGCTAGAGTTTCAAGAATAAATGAAGCAGAAGCCGCATTTTCAATAGAAGAAACACTAGCACTAGCGTAAGTACTAACACCAGTACTACCACTAATAATACGAGTTACTAATAATGTTTGACCACCGTTGTTAAAATAATCCTTAGCAGCAAGAGAAGTGAAATATTCGTAGTAATAACTACCACTTTTAAAAGACTCACCGAATTTAGCTACATATTCAGTGTAAGAAGTAACATACGTAGGAACATAAGGTTGACCTAATACAGTTGGGCCAACTATAGCTGTAGCAGTTCCTTGGATGCCTCTTTGAACTAGTGATTGATCAGATTCATTCTGAAAAACACCAGGTGAAATAATTTTTTCTGCCATTTTTGTAATTGTTTTAAAATAATTTAGAAGTTATCTAATAATAAATATCTAAAAACAATCGCAAAACGCAGGGCTATTACACGGTAGGGGTTATTTCTCCAGTTTCAGGATTAATAGATCCGGTTCCGTACTTTTCTTGTAAGGATTTTACTAATTCGTTTTCTTTTTGTTCAATACTAGCTAAATCACTTAACAATACTTTCTTATTAGATTCAAGTTTTTCAACTTGATCATGTAAAGCAAGACGCTGTGCTTCCGCTACACCAATTTCGAATAGTGTTTGATTGTACTTAGACTGAAGGTCTTTAATTGATTGAAGTTCTTCTTGTGTTAATTGTGCCATAACGTTTATTTTTCCCATTTAGCTAATGGGCAAGCTTCAGGACCAGGTTTAGGTGAAAATACTTTTTTACTTAATGGACATCCGCATTCACCACAAATGAATGAATTAATTGCGGATACATAAGTTTTTTTCTCACATGAGTCGCAAACACCAGCTCTATATTGAGCTAGTGCTTGCTCTTCAGGAGTTGGGTTAGCAGCTGCTACCCATGCTTTAAATATCTCAGAGATCTTATTCATTAGGTTGTGATTCTAATGGTGTAATTTCTCCCGTATTCAAATCAAGACTACCATCTCCGTATTTGATAGAGAGTTTATTATAAAATTCTTGTTCTTGAGCTACAGCAGTGCGATAAGCAACAAGTAGATTTTCTTTTTGAATACGATTTTCTCCTAAAGCAAAAGTAATTTGATTCTTTTGCGCTTTAAAACCATTAAGCTGGTTTAATTCTTCTTCAGTGAGGAATTTAGATTCAGCCATTATTTATTCTTTTTTACGATTTGTTTAGAAACGTGTTGTTGTTTAGTTGCTGGTTGTTTTGGAGCAGATTGTTTTGCAGCTGGTTTTTTAGCAGCAGCTTGCTTTTCAGCATTTGCTTTTCTTGCTTGTTTAACTTCTTCAGCAACTTCTTGAACTGCTTCTTCAACTTTAGCTACTTGTTCTAGTACAGATGGTTGTTCAGCAACAGCTAGAACTTCAGGTGCTTTAACTTCTTCGGCTTTACCACCGAATAGGTTTTTGATAAAACTAAATAATCCCATAATTTTTTTATTTTTTATTTGATGTATATAAATATATAGTATTTTTGGAAGACAACCAAATTTCTTTTAAGCAGTATATGAAATGTAAATTACACCTTGTGCACCAGCACCTCCAGATCCTGATGAGTCATCGTCTCTAGCACCTCCTCCACCACCATATAGTCCGCCATTACTCCGTGTTCCATTATCACCCCCAGAACCTCCCTGTCCTACAGCATTCTGTGCACCTCCAGCACCACTTGCACCTTCAGTTGGAATACCAACACCCCCACCTCCATAACCTGCTCCAGAGTTAGTAGATCCAGCTCCTCCGCCACCGCCGCCAGCTCCATTTGATCCAGCGCCAGTTCCACCACCATTTCCACCATTACCAGAGTAACCTCCAGCACCGCCTCCACCACCGCCTTGGTTATTATCAGTAGCGCCTCCTCCATTACCTCCGTTTCCACCCCCTTCTCTAAATGTACCTGTTGATGTACCTCCTGCTGCTGAATTTGTAGATCTTTCTTGTCCACCGGCACCACCACCTGCTTGGATTAATATACCAGCAGATGAACTTACATAAGTAGTACCTCCAGTACCACCACTACCTCCAGTAGGTCCTGCAGTTCCTCCGGCTCCAACAAATAATATTAAATTTTCCCCTGGTGTTGTAGAAATTGTGCCATAGGCTAGGGCACCTCCACCTCCACCTCCATTTCCTTCATCTCTATCACCTTCAGAACCAGCACCACCTCCACCACCACCTACTAATAAACAATAAATAGATGTTACTCCAGCTGGGACTGTAAAGTTATTTATTCCTGTTGTTGTAAATGTTTGAGCAGTAGAAGGAATAG